CGTCACCGGCATCATAGGTGAAGTGCCGCTTCTCGGTGTACCAGACGATGAACATCTGGGCGATGTACTCGTACAGTTCGCCAAGCATCCGGGTAATGGCCCTGACCATCAAATCCTGACGACCGGAGGCCTGGTTCTTCTTGACCATGACCTCCCCGAGCGTCGGGTCGCCGTCGTCGGCCTGGGAGCCGGTGAAGTCAGTCGGCGCACCCATGATGTTACCTATCTGCATACGGGCGTCCTGTTTGTCCTGCAGCACGTATTCCGGCAAGGTCTGGGCTTCCAGTTGCATGACGAGCTGGTCGACGCCCTTGGCGTTGCTGGTATCGATGAACAGCTTCTGGTTCGGGTCGCCGGTCAGGTTCTGGCCGTCATCCTTACTGAGCCCGCTCTCCGTTGAAATAACCAAGACGCCATTGGCCTTGTCAGCGTTCTCGGCAATCTGCCTACCGCGGCGCATCAGGTACTTCTGCATGTGGGTAGCCTGTTCAAGCGGCGTGGTGTTGTCGATAAGGTGGTCGCCGTAGTTGACCAGGTTGCCGAAGATGTACGGCTTCTTGGGATACGGTATCAGGTTAAACTCCTTCTGACTGTAGAGGTAGTTCGGGTTCTTATACTTCTTGACGACCAGGTTGCCGAAGTACGTGACGCAGCCTTCCTCAGCTTCACCCTTGTCGTTATAGTAGGTCAGCCAGACGCGGCGGATAGCGACTTCCTTGGTCATCTGCTTCGGGGTCTTGCGCTGGATACCGAGCTCCTTGAGGATTTCTTCCTCACGTTCCGGGTACTCCTCGATGAGTTTGCCGGGGCTACGCTTGAAGACATGGCAGATGAACTCCGGGTTCTGACCAAGCGCGGCGTTATGGTCAAGGATGAAGTGCTCCGGGTTCTCGGCTTCGACGACGATGTCATTGAGCTGCTTATCAAAGTACAGGTGCGTAATCGCTACCCGCTTGTTGAGGATGTTGCGGGATGATATCTCAATGATGCGTTCCAGGTTTATCTTCTCGCTGAACGCCTTGATGGCCTTCTCCAGCTCAGCCGCGAATAGCTTGTGCTTATCCTCATGGCCGGCCGGTATCACGATAGGGCTGGCAATCTGGCTCGTCACGTAGGCGATGATTGATTCCTCCGCGACGAATATCTGGTTCTCCTTGTACTGCTTCTGGTGCTTATATAGGCCGGACTCATCAACCTTGCCGAGATGGAAGCGGGTGTTCTCATTGCGGGCGTTCTTCAGGTCATGGCCCTTGGCATCGTTCCAGTACTTCTCCGATTCGTTGATACGCAGGTTGAGGTTGGTGATGATGTCCTTGTCCGGTATCTCAAAGGCCAGCGGCGCGAGGGTATCGATGACGCCGGATTGCTCGACGATGTTGTCGACGTTGGTATTGTCATAAGGACCGGTCGTGCGGTCATACTCGATTGCCATTATTAGCTATTCTCCTCTGTTGATTTAGCAATGAGCTGGTCGATATGAGCGTGTAAGGTCTGCATGTGCTGCCGATGCTTATGCTCAAGTCGGGCAAGGGCGGCCAGTCCCCCGCCGAGTGCGATGATAAGCGACCCGGGACCGCTGAAAAACAGGTAGATGGGGCTGTTTGGACTGTCGATGCCGAGTAGGTGCTGTAATAGGTGCATTTGCTTATTTAACTCTTTGGATTGCTCATTAACGTGCTTACCGTTAGCATTATCATACTATTGGTAGAGGATTTTGTACAAGGACTTGCAGGAATGGCACTTGTGCTCGCTGAATGCCGGCAGACCTTCACCGTCCTTGTCGCCGGGCTCCAGTTCCTTCAACGACACGCCGTAAGCATTGCTGATAATCAACCGCGTGCTGTTATGGCGGAAGACGATGCGGCCGCAGCGTGGACAGCGGAAGGTAATCAACTCCCGGCCGGCATACTTGCCAGCGTATATGTAGACGATAAACTCCATCAGTCAATCTCACTTTCCATTAAGGCCCGCTTGATATCGACCTGTCCACCGACCGCCATGCCGTTCTGGACCCGGAAGGTCTCCTGTGCCTGTTGCCGTGGCGGGGCAGTTGATACGACGCCGGCTTCCCCATGACCACGGCCGAGAGGCATCTGCAGCATGTAAGCCGCAGCGTCAGAGGCATCATCGTTTGCCGCCTTGGGGAACAGCTTGAGCTCATCTTCCAGCTCAGTACACTGGTTCTGTCCGCCGTAGGTCAGGTGGTAGATGCCACCGTTAGCGTACCGGGGCACGAGGGCTTCAATGCGTAGTTCTTTATGCACACCGCCGGTCTTGAGCAGGAGGATGTTCATGTAGACGCCTCGTTTCCGCATCTCCTCGCGGATACTGATAAGCAGTCCTTGGGTGAACTGGTTATCCTCAAGACCGATTGCTTTCAGGTGATAGCGCTCCCAGTTGGTGAACATTAGGTCGATGATACTCTTGGCGTCGAGCTTCTCCCGGTAAGCGAACTGATTCCAAATCGGATACTCGCTGCTGGAGTTCTGGATGAAGTTGACGTTGATGCCGACGTAGTCATTGCCTATCTTCACGTCATCCTTGCCGCGGGGGTCGATGGTCATAATGTTGTAGGTGGTCGCCGTGTCCAGCTGTTCATAAGGCTTGTAACGGAACCAGGACTGTTTGAACTTCCGGTTCTCCTCATCGACCGGGTTCTGCTGATACAAGGCCGAGAACTCATACGGACCCATCGCCGTCTTCATGGTCAACAGCTTCTCACGGTTGAACTTGTCCGGCCAGAGGGCCTCGCCTTCACTGCGCCAGTTATCATTCTCGGTCGCCAAGGCCTTGAACTGGATGATATCCCACTCGTCATATGCCTCACCGTTGCGCTTAGCATCCGCAGCGTCCCGCAGCACGCGGCCGGCCAGGTCATCCTCATGCCAACGGGTCAGGATGAAGACAATCATGCTGGTACCTTCCTGGCGGGTGTAGAACGTCGAGCGATACCAGTTATAGCGTGATTCACGGACCACCGGGCTGTCAGCCTCCTCACGGTTCTTAAAGGGGTCATCAATGATACCTATCTTGAAACCACGGCCGGTCAAGGCACCGCCGACACCGACTGCCGTATAACCGCCGCCTTCATGTGTCACCCACTTACCTTTGGCCTTGGCATCGACCCGCAGCTGGGTATCGAACATGGCCTTGTATTCGTCACTGGTCATAATGTTCCTGGTCAACATGCCGAAGTCGGTCGCCAGCTCATCGGAATAGCTGCTGACCATTATCGGCCATTGGGGCTGCTTGCCGAGTACCCAGGAGGGAAACTTCTGTGTCGCCGTGTCGCTCTTGCCATGACGGGGTGGCATAAATATCATCAGGCGGACGTTCTCGCCACGCTCCAGCCGCTTGTAGCCATCTTCCAACCGTTCAGCTATCCGTTTATGGAACCACTGCATAGAGTAGCGTTTGTCGATAAGGACGCAGTATTCGGAAAAGCTTCCCCGCTCAGCCGTTTCCCGATACAGTTCTGTGTAATCAGGACTAGTCGCTGTCGACACGGTCAGCCCTTAGTCGTAGCAGCTGTTCGGCTTGGGTAGCTGTCAGGCCGACGCCGACATCCTTCCCGTTACTCGTGATGTCACTTTCAAAGCGGTCACGGTATCCGTGCTGCGGCTGCTTCAGACGGAAGATAGCGAGCGTTGGATTATATGTACCTTTGCCGGCTTCTTTGAGCAGATACGCCTCCTGCTTAGCAACGCATTGCTTTATTAGACTGGAAAACTCTTGCCAATCCTGCAAGTTGTATTTCGTAACATGATACCGTAAAGCTACTTCATCACTGGTTACGAAGTCAGGTAAGGTTGGGTCATTGGTGTCAAGAATATACTTCTCTAAGGCGTTATAAACTTCCACCTTCTCATCCTTCGTAAGCTTAGGTGGCCGACCGCCAAGCCCTTTGCTGTCCGGCTGCTTTACCTTATTCGCGGTCTGGCCTAATACTGGCTCTTGCTGCTCGCTCATTTGATTTAGTTATACCATGAGCGTAAGCACGTTGGCAATTACTCAGGTTTTTGGGCGACGGTCTGCTTGCGTGGTTTCCGGCCACCGAGTTTGCCGGCATCGGATGGTGATATCCTGCCGTGGGCGAACTTGTGACCGGTGCCCTTCTGTCCGCCGAGCTTACCGATTTTCGACCAGAAGTCCGGGCCGTGATTCTTGATGATTTTGTTTCTGGCGACGATGCCGCCTTCTCTTGTTCCGCTCATGCTTCTATGATAACTGACCCATGCCGATTATGCTAGAGGGAATGGCCGAGTGATTGACGAGCCATAGCCAGCGGCAAGAGCGTGGCCCTATTCAGCGTCGGGATAGCCTATCCGAATTGCACGGATT